AACCCCTGCTGAATCTCCGGACTGGCTGAAAGCCATTCCGTCGTGGCCATTTCGGATTCCAGTTCATCCATGATGATCCGCAGATTCCAGAACGGCATCGGAATATGATCGGGAAGTTGCTGTCCCTGCCAGAGTCGCTCTACCAGCGACATGCCCAGTTTACGATACTGGGATTCACGCGCTTCGCGTCCCACATCGCCCATATCCAGATCAGAGGCGATTTTTTCCTTGTCAATCCGTCCGGTGCGCTCGTCGATATACAACACACTGAGCGGGGACTGGAGATGTTCCCGGATTCGGGCTTCGCGCAGCGCCCGAAATTCAGGAATCAGACTCCCCCGTTCGACGGTGACGGAATAATCCGTCCCGGCCCGAAGAATGTCCGAGGTCTGAAAGATAAAGACTTCGTCCCGCATACTCCGGTCGGTGTAATGCATCGTCCGAAACGGCGGATAGTATTCCTTGACCCGGTTCAGGCGCATGTCCTTGACGTGGGCCATCCGCTGGCCGATATGCTGATAGAGATTTCCCCACTGGGTATCAATCATCTCTTGGAGCATCGGGACGGCCATGGGCCCCCGTAACTGGCCCGGAAATTTCTGTTCCTGAAACAGATCCACGCCTCCGGCAATTTCCCGCATCAATTTCAGGGTCAAATCGACGGACTGCATAAACCACGCCGGAAGATTGGGGGGATCGCGGCGTTGCACCATTTTGATGCCGGATTCAGTTAAGCCCCCCTCAATCGGAGCCGGATAGTCCGCCGGGATATCTTCCCGCTTCAGTGTCGGCCCGAGGAGTTCGTCGGCGTAAATCGACGCATTGGCCTGTTCGCCCAGTTGCGAGAGGCGTTTGTTGAGAAACCGCTGGGGGGCAATCAGGTCCGAGACGTAATCGTCGTTCCAGAAACTCGTCGTGGTCGGCGTCCAGTGAAAATCGACCAACGGAATCGATTCATACGGATTATCGCCGTCATGAATAATTTCTTCCCCCGGCACAAAGGCGGTATAGCGTCCTCGTGGATGTTTGTCCGAAATCGGCTGATAGCGTTCCACCACGACACACATATCGGGATCGTCGGTAGACCGACTGCCCTGAATACGGGGAATCAGGTCTTGAAGATGCACCGACCCGGTCGGATCGCCAAATTGCTGGAGATCGGTACTGAGAATCCGCACTTCGCGCATATCCTTGATATTGGCAATCGTATCCTTGCTCACCTCGTAATTCGCTTCAATCCAGCCCAAGGTGCGGATTTTGGCAATATAGACCGCCTGATCCGGGGAGAGATCGTCCAGTGATCGCACGGAGGCGTCCACAAAGACCTGTAGGGGGCTCAGAATCTCACTGCCGATATCTCCGGCCAAGACCATCTCTTCGACCACGACAAATCGTTCAGTCGGAGCGCCCTGCATGAGCGCGGTCTGCCGGTCGGACTCGGAAATCACTTCCTGTGTCTGAACATCCGTCCATTGCAACTCGTTCGTCTCATCATCGAATTGCGGCAGGGGTTCCATGGTCGCGTCTTTGACCCACGGGACATATTCAAACGCCACGCCCCCAATCGCCATCCACCACAGGATTTCCCATGTGCGGGACGGTTGATCGAGCTTTTCGTCCAAGGCCCGAATCAGCTTATTCACCACTTCGGTGCTGGCAATCGATTTTGGGTCTTGCTTATCGGCACGAGCCCGAAAGACCGGGGCGACACTGCTCAGACGCCCCATCATCTTGTAGAGCATCTGGGCGGCGAGATTAAACACCAGATAGAGCTTGTTGGGATCGCGTTTCCGGGTAAACAGTACCCGGTTCCGGGTGCCGATCCAGTGTTCACCGGAGACAAACGCCAGATTGGTCAGAATGCGAAGTTCGACCGACCCGACGTTCCGGGCTTTCTGGGCGCGGAGGCGATTATAGTCCGTTGTAAAGTCCTGTAAGTCCTTGGCGTCATTCGCCATTGCATTCTCCTAGGCCAGTGCTGGACGGGGTGGTCCCAGTCTCCGCTGTGTCGGTCCCATCGGTCCCGGTGACGGCATCGGTCGTCGCGGCGCGCCTTGGGGCGGTGGGGGGCCCATCTGGGGAGACGGGGGGCCCATCTGTGGGGTCGGTCGTCTCGGTTGCTGGGTCAGGGGGGTCTGCGGAGACGACGCCGGGTCCAGTCCTCTGGCTTCGGCTCCGGGCTCGGGCGACGTGTCCACGATCTGCACGGTCGCGCCCGGCAAACTCTGGTTGACCTGTTGCTTGATAATTTCGGCAATCTGGGCGGATTCCGGGACATACGGTAAATCAATCACAATTCTGGGCATTAGTGCGCTCCTAGGTGGGCGTCCGGGATCGATCCGTACTCCCTTGCGGACGACTCAGACGGCGTGACCGGGGGTGACACTGCTGCGAGATGGCCTTCCAGTGCCGTCATCCGCTCCTGAAGGGACTCCAGACGATGACGGATCTCCTGATCCGGCGTCGGGGGTCCGAAAGGCCCGGTCAGCCACAGCAGCAAGTGTTTGCGAAGACGTTCCAGCATGGGCAGTCATCTCCTTATACAGCGCGGTCAGGGATCGGGACTCCGTCTGACCGTCAGGGGTCTGTCGCGTCAGCGACAGGGTTTGCATGACAAAAAACAGTTTCCGTTCCAGTTGCTCCAGTCGGTCGGTGACCGGTGTCTCATCTGCCATTACTCGACTCCTAAATGACTATCGCCCCCCGACCGGTGACGGGGACGTTTCTTCAGTGGGTTCCCCATCCATTGCACACTGCCCGGCATCGTCGTCACCACGGGTGGTGGGGGCGCACGTCGGGCGCGGGGATGACGGGACAACACATGCTCCAGACAATCGAGTACATGGTCGTTGGTTTTCAGTCGTTCATATCGCCCGGCAGAGGTCGTCATCTCCGGCCACTGTGCTGATTCTACCTCATAGGGCAACATTGACAACCATGGGGCGAGAAAAATCTTGTCATGCTGAAAATACTGACGGGCGGCTTCCGTGCGCACTTCCCGGCCCCGCTTATTGGCCAGCAGATGCACCCCGTGATGGAGACACTCCTGTTTGAACTGGCTGTTACTGTCCACCCACGCCATCGGACGGGTCTGCCAGATGGCCGCCAGTCGTTTCACCCCATCGGCCCACCGGACAATCGAACTGTCGAGATCGAGTTCCGTCGTGTTCGCCACATAGCGATAATTGGTCAGTTCGTCCAGCACGTAGGCGTCACCCTCCGGGGCAATGCCGACGACCAGCGCCGCGCAATACGTCCCGGTATCGGCTCCGATTTCGACGCGCCAGTCGGACGGCAGCCGAAAATTCTCCCGGACGGCTCCCCGCGCCGCATGTTTCCAGAGCCGGGGATGGGACGTGGGTGTCAACTGTCGGTCCCCGCGCTGATAGCGATACACCCGCCCGACATACTCCCCGAGCTTGCCGAGATAGGCAATCGAGAATTTTTCTCGGGTGAGGAGATGCTCGTCCCGGTCCATCGCGGCCTGATCGAAGCTGTAGGGATTGACCGTGGCGGGAATCCCGCATTGACAGACCCAGTCGGGAAAATCCCGGTGGCCGTGCCCGTGATCGTGAAAGACCTGCACCCATGGCCGATCCGGGGTCGTGGGAAAGACCGCATAGCCCTGCCGGACGCGCAGATTCTGGGAGACGGAGGTAAAACACTCAATCCCCGGCAACTGGTACGCTTCGCAGTAGACGTAGGCATCGACTTCCTTGCCCTTGAGCGATTCCGACCGTTCCCAACTCCGCGCCTCGAATCGCGCCCCGTTTTCCATCGCCAGCCACATGCGTCCGTCTTTGGGGCGATTTTGCAGACTGGCGGGTTTCTGATTGAGCCCCCGTTCGGAACACAGCGCTTCAAGGATGTAATCAAACTCCGGGGCGCACATATCGTACTCGTTCCCGACCAGATAGACCGTCGCATTCGGCACGGCGGCAAAGGCGGCGGCCCAGAGTCCGGCTCCGGCAGATTTCCCGGATTTATACGCCCCGAGTTCCGCCACCACCTTGGCCCGACCGTTCGGACGGGACTCCAGTGGACGGTCAACAATCGAGGCGTCCGGGAGGCGCACCTGTACGGTGCGGTCGGTCGCGGTCGGCGGACGGTTGACCAGTATCTCGCCATCCGTGGACGCCCACCACTGGGCCTGATGCTCAAAGGGCACAAAGTTCACCTTCTCGCACAGAAACCGGCGAAATTCCGTCATCAACTGGTCGCGGAGCGGTGGCGGGGTCTGGGTGACGGGCATGAGGAGAGGCGACTAGTTCGCTTTCCCCTGCTGTTCGTAGCGTTGGAGGAGGTCGTGATAAAACGACGCCAGCGGACTTTCCCGTCCGGCCATCCCGGCCACTTTGGCCTCAATCGCCTGTCGGCAGGTATCCGCCTTCAGCTTGTCGGCCCCGAGACACTCCGTGTAATTGGTCGTCCAGAGAAAATAGGCCATCTCGTTGTAATGCTTCCTGAGTGACACATCCAGTCGGGCATCGTCCTTCAACTGATGCCACGGAGCCCCCCCGGACAAGGTTTCAAGGGCGGCCAGCACTTCCGGCTGGAGCGGCCAGACCGATTCACAGGTCAGCGCGTCCTCGTCGTCAATATCATCCGGCCAGAAATACCGCACCGCTTCCGCCACCGGAGCCCCGGAGAGGACAATCTGGGCAAACTGCATCGCTTCCATCGTCGTCAGTCGTCGTGTCATGGCTCTCTTTCTCGCACTGCGGACAGTGGACGGCCTCCATCCACGGCGTTCCATGGGCACAGGCTATCTCGCCGGTCGGCGTCTTATTGCGCTCTTTCCACGGACGTGTGTCCCGTCTGTCCATACCGTCGTTGTGCGCGATCCGTCGCCGCCGGAAACGTCACCGTCACCTCACAGCGACACACCCGCGCTAACCGCAAAAACCACTTCATCGTACTCGTCCCGCCGTCTCCACGCAACCGATACAAATACTGATGCACCGCCCCCTTCGTCACCCCCATCTGCTCCGCCAGTTCAGGAATCGTCAGTCCCGCCCGCAGCCGCATCTCCTGCACCACCCGCGAAAACTCCCCCTCGCGCTCGACCGTCTCCTGACTCATCACCTCCGACGTTGCCGGACTCCGACTCCCCCTCACTTCATACCGCATCCATCCTCACAATCCTCAAAAACCTTAACAAAAGGCTCAGGTGCCCACAGGCGGGTACCTCGACTGGTCGCATCGTATAGTCATGTCACTTCGTAAGTCAAGGGGGCTCGCCATTGTCTGTGGGATGGGCCCGGAGGGCCGTTTCCCCCCATTGACCCCCCTCCCCCCCTTTGTTTATAGGCTTTTTTGAATAGGGGGAAAGAAGAAATGGGGGCATTTCCCCCTATTGCCTGTTGGCTAGGCTGTTCTTGCT